AGATATTTAGTTGGTGGGCCTTGAAAGAATTGAACTTTCACTCCATCGATTATGAGTCGATTGCTTTACCATTAAGCTAAAGGCCCGGTTGTTTGTTTCAGTCCCAAAGCTTCTTGTCACCGTGGCGCTCGTTCCACTCGTAGCCGGCCAAGTATTCTGCTATTTCGGCTTGATTGAGATTGGTGATTTTGGTACCATGTCCGGTGCCTTCGGGCCACCAGTGTGGTTCTTTCCAACGCCCGTAGTAGGAATCGGCCGAGCCTCGATCATACAGACTGCCATGACGCTCACGATCAAATTGTGGCCCACGCAGGGCTCTCACTATGGCTTCTTGTTCGCTTTTTTCTAAGATTGGTAGATACATTGTTTGCTCCTGCTATTGTTTATAATGTATTATAGCAAAAAGTGTATTTTTAGGTCAACTAGGTTGAAAAAAAGACTGTTGTTTTTAGGCAACAGTCTTTAGCATCTAATTGGGCGGTTTATACCGTGACAAACCAACACAGATTGGGATTGGTGCTTGGATACCAGGCCAGCCCATGTTTTAGCAGCACTTGCTGATAGGCTCTATGATGAGCTTGGTTTAGATAGTCCTGCTCATACAACACATCTATGGCTTCTTGATCGGCGCCCACCAAAGATTTGGAATTGTATAACATGATGCATTCTATGAAATCATCTTCGGTACCGTAGTGTTTTTTCAATACTTCCCAATTTTCAGCACTGTAGATTGTGGTCAGTTGTCTTGGAGCACGATCACTAAAGGCACTGATCATCACAGTCTGGCCGCTTTCAATTGTGATATTGATGTCAAAATTGTCAGGGATTTCGCCGTCAATGGTGTGAGTAAACAGTTCGGTTCCCATTGGATCCACAGGTACTTCACCAAGATAGAGTAGAGCATCGTCCTTGGTTACTCGAATTCTAGCAGTTTCATTCACTGCTACGCCGTAAAATGTTAAAATTTGTTGAGCCATGATTGTTTGTCCTTGTGCAATATTTACCAAGCTGGACCCCAACAAATAAGTATCAGCATGCATGATCCTTACCATGAAATTTATCAGGGTGAAATATTTCACACAAGCAAGTGCATTTGGCACGAAAACACCTTGCTTGATTTTTTACGCAGTAGCTTGATTAGTCTGGGCTACACTTCAATCGGTGCTAGCAACAAGGTTTGGCGTCGTGATCAGCGTACAGTGGTAGTTTGCTTGGTGGATGATTTTACCACCTGCAGTGAAGATTTTTCTCTTGCAGTTCCTTACTTGTTTGACAAAAATACTGTGATCATAACTGATAATCGAGTCACAGTGCCCACACAATATACTGTGTGCCAGCTACCCACGAGTTTTTATGGTATCTACTCGCACTCACCCAAAAACACACAGTGGCAACCTGATCGCAGATTTTGCTTTGCTGTGAATCGCATGGATTCCAAACGATTGCTGATGTTTTTGGAAATGCAACTACGCAGCGAATATCAGCCAAATTCAGCCCATCTAGACTATGTGAATTTCAACTGCTGGAGTTGGCAAGGTGACAATACCACTGCACAAGGCTTGAGAGAAAATTTTCAACGTGAATATCACAGTCTTGAAGCACAGTACAACGAAGTCTATGCGTCCACTTTTCAACGTGTCAGTGAAAACATGCCATTTCGCAATCATGACCTAACGCAGGAACAGGCGCATGTCAGTGCCTGGCTAAACATTGTCATGGAAACCTACAGCAGTGACAGTACCATAGCTGTCAGTGAAAAAATCTTTAGAGCCTTGTGTTTGCCTGTGCCCTGGATGGTGTATGCCGGCAAACACACTGTGGCCTATTTAAACAGTTTGGGATTTGATGTCATGCTGGATGTAATTGGTCATCGCTACGATGGCATGATCGAAAACCGCACAGCCGCTTATGGCGACAAAATGGTGGACTTTTTGTTTGAAGCCACAGAAGCTGTAGAATCCATGCAACAACAAAATCTAAAACAGCGAGCACTGCAAGCGTCTCAACACAATCAACTTCTGCTAAAACAACTACAACAACAGTGGCCCCAGGATTTTGCCGCCTGGTGGCCGAGTGTGGTAGATCTAATTCAATAATGGATCAGGTACAACAAATGCTGGGGCAGGAATTTGCCATGTTCTATTGTGGCAAGTTGCCATTCACCAAACTTGTTCCACAGCAAACTCTTGATGATTCAATCCGGGTAGTCAATCACTATCTCAAAACACACGGCAACAATTTGAGTGAGTGGGAGTCAGGCATGCAGGACGAAATAGCTCGTTTGCTGAATGTGAATTGGATATGGCAGAGATTGAAACAGGAGCCTATAAGAAAACCTTTTTTGGTTCACGAGCACCAACAAGATTTTAAAATTGACTGCGGTGACACCAGACACATGGCATTGAATTTGTTGCCGGACCCACCCACAGTCACAGCAGTGATCACAGTGCCTAAATCTCAATCTGCTCACTACAGTGCTTGGCAACCGATTCACTCAGATCAAGACTTAATAGCCATGATTGGTCTGGATGCTGGCTCTGCGCAGATCTATTACACCAAAACGCATGGCATGGATTGGGCCGTGAGTTGGTTGGAAATTGGAGACAACTCCACCAGTCATCACTTGCACAACATTACAGTCAAACTCAACATGATGCAACAGTATCTTAATGACCAACAAAATTTTGAATTCTCTCGAGCCTGGTTTACCCAATATCATGACTGGAGTTGATGTTGGACTATTGTGATCTTTACATTCAAACTCTAAAGGAACAAGGGTTTGAGCCAGTTTTGATTCCCAATGCGTTTGACACTCCCTATGATTCTGTACTGGGGTGGCCAGTAAAACTTCCCCAAGTCAAATTTAACAAACGCACAATCTTGGTCATGCATTTTCAAGATTTTGTGACCATACGTCAAGGACAAATTCTAGAACTTGCAAAATTAGAAAAACACTATGGCGCCAACGCTGACAAGATTTTGGTCACACACTGGAATCGTGATCTTGCCAAACTCTATCATGGACCCATAAACTTAATTGAATTCAGCAATCACAACTATGCCTTGATGAATCGTCTGGCACAACAGACAAAAACTTGGCTACCACAAGTTTCATCCACAGCTAGATCTGGATGGATGTGTCTGAACGGACGTATTTGTCATCATCGCATGCGAGTGCGTGACGTGTTACAGTCATGGCCCAATGGGTGTTTGAGTTTTGGTACAGAAATATCTTTGCCTGAATGGAATTATGCCACTTATCGTGGCACGGATAATGATGAGAATTTTCAACGTCTGGCCGCCCTATACGGTCGACACGCAGTAAACATTGTGACCGAAACCGAATATGACACCACTCCAGGAATCATAACTGAAAAAACCTTGTTGGCCATGCTGGCAGGACAAATACCTGTGGTAATAGGATACGCTGGCATTGTAGAACATCTGCGTGATCTTGGACTAGATGTGTTTGATGACTTGGTAGATGTCACCTATGACAGCTTGCCCAACAGTGTTCGAGCCGAACAGGCCCTGGAAAAAAACAAACACGTCATCCTGGGCCCAATTAATTTTGCACAATATTGGCCACGATTACAAAAACAACAGCAACGTGTGTTGATAGAATTACCGGCCTGGTATCAACAAAATTTTTGTCGACAAGTCACTGAGTTGGCACAACGTTTACTGTCTTGACAGCATTTCTATGTAGTGATCTAGATCGCCCAATAACGACAGCATCATGGCTTCACGACTGCCAAACACAATTAGCTTGGCATTTTTTCCTGGACGTATGTAATAAGGACATGACAGTTTTTGATCTAGAGCCAAATAGGCACTGGGCTTTAGAGGATAGCGTCCAGATAAATCATACTGCCATCTTTCAATCTCCAGCATGTTAAAGATGATGTATCCAGCTTCGGACAATCGCATGCCACCTTGATCTCTTAGATTTACCCACCACTCTTTCAAGGCCACGTCGCATTTAGGACGCACCTCGGCACTGAGTTTTTCAAGAAGTTGTTGAGTGATCAGAGTCTTATTGAGCATGCGGGTACACTTGGTCCCCTTGCCGCAATAGTACCACTGTGAATTTGTCAGTCTTGAATTGACTGTTGAGTTTTTTGGCCAAGTTGATAGCATGGCCAGGATTGGAGAACGAAACTTTTTTGTATTTGGGCCCTGGATACTGAGTCAGCATGTTGCTGGTTTTAAGATTGATAGGTGCATGATCAAAAAACACAGCCCATACTCCATCGGATGCCAAGACCTGTTCGGTTTTGTAAGTGTGCTTGTCGGTATGTTCGACCAACACCTGCGGCTTGGGTCTACTCATCATTATCTCCTAGCTTTATTTATCAAAATAAACTAGGGATTTTTAAATGCACCGCCCACTAATTCTACTTGTATTACTTCTTCTTTTGTGGATTTATCACGCATTTGTTCAAGAGTCAACAACAATTTGGTTATATCTGCGTGCAAATCCTTGGCATCACGCAAGGTCATTTGTAGATCTTTTTGACCACGTGCTTCGGAGACCTTGATTAGATCTATAAAACGATGTATATGCAAACTCATTTATGCGGCTTCAAAAGTTTCGGCCTGTTCCTTGGTGTGGAACGGACCTTGATACTGATAGCGTTCTAACAAGATCAGTTTGGGATTGTGTACCAACTTCCAGGTACGATGTTGTTTGACTTGATACCATCCGGCTGCATACCATGATTTACTTTTGCGTTCCTTGGTAAACAAAGGCAATCTATACTTGACGTTCCACATGGCATTGAATGTTCGACAGTCGGTATCAAATCCGTGTACCTGACGTGCCTTGGCTGGTGTGGCCTTTTCCGCGGGCGAAAATTCAATGTCCAGACTTTTTCTCACCATGGGAATGGTCTTGAATCGTTGCACACGATTATCAATGCGTATCACATATTCGCCCTTGTCGGCTTCCAGGGCACCAACTTTTTGATCATTTTGTTTAAGGATCCAGTATTGCTTGTCAATCACAGGTTTAGCTACTATTTTCATTGAGTACTCCTTTGTATGTTTCATTCATCCATCGGCCAAAACTTTCAGCCGACTCACTGCACTTGTTTAATTCATATTTGCCACAAAACTGCATGAATCGCACACCCACCTGTCCTACATCCTTGTGACTGATCTGTTCACGTATGGCCGCATCCACTGTGGTCTTGACTTCTGCAGGCTGAGCTGTCAAATCAATCAAGGTCCTGTTGCGTTCATAATCGTCTAGTACTCTATGTTCTACACCGTCGGGATCAGTCCAGCGTTGCAACATCAAGTTGTTCCAATTGTATCCTTTTTTGTCTCGATCAGCATACGCCTCTTGTAGGCCAACTTTGTTCTTGGTCCCTTTTGTACGCACTCCAGGAAACGCTGAAAAAACATTGTCACTCGAGTCGCCTCGCATGCACTTCTCAAAAAGTAGCCACTGTGGGTCCGGAATCGTTTTAGGTTCCTTTGTTTTCTTGTCAATGACTGGTTTACCCTTGGCATCAAAGATTCCTTCTATGGTGATTAATTCATCGGTGATTCCATTGTACTGCTTGACATTGGGTGCTACTAGTTGAACAAAGTCAGTGTCACTTGAAATTACTACATGTTCATCTTGGGGGTGTAGTGCGATCCAGCGAGCAATAATATCGTCGCCTTCTGCGGTAGGGCATCTGATAACGCTACAGTTGGTCCTATCGCTCAAGTATTTAGTCAGCGCATCATAGGTTTCCCAGAACATCTTGTCTTCTTCTAGTTCGTTTTCTGTGAGTGCTTGCCGGGCCACAGCACGGTTGTTTTTGTAAGGCTTGTACATGTCCTTGCGCCACGATCTGCCCTCAAGTGCAAAAACCACGTGATCGGCTTCAAATCTGCGTGCCACTTTGTTGGCAGCCATTAGCGTAACATGCAAGGCAAAGCCCAGTTTTTCCCAGGTATCAGCCGCACGAAACGCACCGTGTCTGGCACGAAAAAACATGTTGGCTGTGTCTATGAGCACATACTTCATTTTGAGCTTTCTAAAATTTTATTATCAGTAATATATTGTAACAGATATTCTGCCCAAAAGCAATGGGCCGCTGGACCAAAATGCCAGCTTTTTTCATTTACAGTTTCAAAACAGTTGTCTTTTAACACACGATCATAGGTTGATTCGGCATCATAGGGTCGGATATAATGTCCATCCCAATCCATGCGATTTTGAGTTTGACTAAAATCTGTGTTACCGTTGAACATGACATGCCGAACTCCTTGCTCCTGAAGCTCTTGATGGAAGCGCCAAATTTGATCATGAGCCTGGCGAGTTTTTTCCTGCCAGTCTAGGCCTATAATGTAATGTCGATATTTCTCTTGCATTTCCGCTGGTACGCTGTCAGTGCCTGATGCCCCTACTTGATAATATTCACCGTTGTGTAACCACTCTTCTCGTTCCCAGGTGCTCCATTGTATTACCATGAACGTGTCTGCTAGTGCTGTGGGATTTTGTTCAATCCAAGATCTGGTAGTGCGTATGATACGATCATTGCTACAACCGGCTTGGGCCTCGCAGACCAGAATAGCTCCTAGTTGGTTGGCCAATTCGCAACCAAAACTGGCACGTAGGTTATCGGGGTGTGGGCGTTGACCCATGCTCCAATACAGGCCGTCGTCACAGGCCCAGGCATGCGGGTTTACACATTCGGCAGCGGCCGCATGGCTATCACCGTTAACATACAGTATCATCGTGTTTGAACAGCGTAATCTTCTGGATGCGGTAGTTTGAGATCTGATTCAGCTGGTCCATTTTTTAACAACCTTTCGCTTTCGGCCTGCGCCACACGTTTGCGTAGACTGCTGGAACTGAAGCTATGGTCTCGGCCGTTGAACACAATTTCAATGCCACGCTGATAGCATTCTTGTTCGCCAGTAAAGTTTTTGTTTTCGTATTCCACACCCAGGATACGCACATCCACAGGCAAGATCAACAACAGGTCCACAAGATCCTGTTCGGTTTGATACACCACCACTTCATCTACATAACGACAAGCAGCCAATTGTATTTGCCGTTCTACTATGCTTTGCACAGGCTTGTTCTTGGTATCGGGTCTATCTATAGTAGGATCAGTTTGCAGGCCGCAGATCAAGTAATCACAAACATTTTTTGCCTCACTGAGCATGGCGATATGTCCGGCATGTAGCATGTCAAAGGTGCTGAATGTGATGCCAATCTTTTTTCCTTCGGCATGCAGTTGTTTGATGTGATTGAATATCATAAGGCTTTGAGTAGTTGATTTTTGTTTAAATTGCTAAATTCAAAATTTTCAAATTTGGTTTGAAAGATTCCTGGTACTAAATTGTCACTAATAAGTTTGGCTAAAATTTCGTTATTTTTCACAGTGAGATGACATTGGCGTAGATCTTTGTGTGATTTAAATATGTCTTCTAATCTTTGTTTAGGAAAGAACAATTTAATTTCATGATAACAAAGATCATACAGATTAAAAAATGATTCAAGTGGTGCTGGAAAACACGGGATAATCATGAGATTTGGCACGGTTCTTAAATAATGTTCCACAATTATTTTCCCCAAAAAATTTTCATAGTCCCAAGAAAAAATATATTTGAAATATTTTTTACAGGCATCTACTACTTCTTGATTATCAAATGCCAAATCTAATTCTGCTGATTGCAATGAGTTATAGGAGGAGTGAAAAAAATCATTGCCGTTGGCCACACTGATTCTTGCAGGAGTGGTCACACACCAAATATTAAAATCAAATTTTGAGTGATGTTTTTCTAAAAGATCCATGCTGTATTTGATACTGGATCCTCCTGTGCCATAACAAGTAACTACATGGCCATGATCAAGACACAACCTTTGCCACCATGCATGTTGAGATGAGTTTTTTTCAGCGTAGCTATCACCAAAAACGGCAATTTTCAACTGACTTCGCTCCTACCATCTCCAAGATTGCGACTCTGCACATAGATACCACTGGTGCGTATGGCCTGTTCTTGTTCCCAGGTTTCCATGACCACGTGCCTACAAACATTTTGAAACCAACGATCCACAATTTCAGCATCGGTATCTGTGGGCTTCAACATGTACCCGGCCTTGACAAGTCTGGCTACAAAAATGTCATTCCAATCCAGTTCAAATGCACCCTGATGCAAATTGTTGGGGTCAACATCAATTCTCAATACTTGTACCCAAGGCTCACCTTGCTCAGTGGCCAACTCTTTTTCAGATTTCTTTGGCGGCCGAGATTCTTTAGGAGTATCTACCTTGGCAGGTTTTTTCTTTTTAAATATGTCAAACAGGCTCATTACAACTCCTTAAAATAAATCAATCTGCTCCCATGGCAATGTGTCTTTGCCAAAATGACCATAATTGGTTGTAGAACTGTAAATGGGGCGGAATAGGTCAAATCGCTTGATAATGCCTGCTGGAGTAAGATCTACATTGTCTTGCACCCACTGTGTCAGCGCACGACTGTCGCCGTTGCTGTCAATGTAGAAACTCATGGGCTGAGCTAGACCAATAGCGTAACTGATCTGACATGTGGCCCAGTCTGCACGACCCGATGCCACAATATTCTTGGCAAGATATCGCATCATGTATGCGGCACTTCGGTCCACCTTGGTGGGATCTTTACCACTGAATGCACCACCACCATGTGGTGCGTACCCACCATAGGTGTCCACAATGATCTTGCGTCCGGTCAAGCCCGTGTCACCATCGGGCCCGCCAATGACAAATCTACCAGTTGGATTGATATGAAACTCGGTTTGATCATCTACCAATTGACTTGGTAACGTATTGCGAATAATATGTTCTACAGTTTTTCTTACTGTTTCAATATCAACTTCGTTTTCATGCTGAGTTGAACAAACTACCTTGGCTATGCGCACAGGCTTGTTGGTGTCGTCGTATTCAAATGTAACTTGTGCCTTGGCATCCGGACCCAACCAACTTATAACACCGTGTTTTCGTACATCAGTTAAGGCATGTAAAATTTCATGGCTCCAGTAAATTGCGCTGGGCATAAATGCTTTGGTTTCTTTGCAGGCATAGCCAAACATCAAGCCTTGATCACCGGCACCAAATGTATCGGTTCCTAGTGCAATGTCGGCACTTTGACCATGCATGAGGTTTGTGATTTCTAGTGTGCGCCAGTCAAATCCGGCCTGTTCGTAACCAACGTCCTTGACAACCTTGCGAACTGCTGAATCAACTTCTTGAGCATGCAACACCCCTTTGTATTCGCCAGCTACTACCACTCGATTTGTGGTCACCAAGGTCTCGCATGCACATCTAAGCGCCGGATCTTGCTTGGTCATGACAAGATCAAGTACTGCATCACTGATGGCATCGGCCACTTTGTCTGGATGACCTTCGCTAACGCTTTCACTTGTAAACAAATAACTCATGCTATCTCCATTTATTAATCTTTTAACTGCCAAATCAAATGCTCGTATCGATCATGCCAGTGAGTTTCTACCGCATCCGATCCGGGTCCAGTCCATACAGCACGGCCACGATAGGCCAAGGTTCCTGGCCATAACATTTTGTTGCTTATTATGCATCTTCGCGGCCAGGTTATTCTGCGCAACTCCCATTGTGCTCTAATGTAAAAATATCCATCACGCCTGTCTATTTTTTCTGGTATAGGCATGTGTTTTTAAATCCAACCGCCGGCTCTGGCGATGCCCACGATGCCCACCAAGATCCAGAAGGCGTTGAGCAAGGTATAGGCCCGGTCTTTTTTGAGCATGGCACAATAGGTCAGCAAAATGGCATCAGCGGTGTTGACCAGCCATACCAACATGAACGGACTGGCCGGTCCCAACCAAGATACCAGAGTGAAACAGAAGATACGCATGACGACGCCTGCCATCTCCAACTGTGAAATATTATTTTTTATAAAATCGTGTATGATTTTCACTTACTTGCCCCAGCCATTGCCCCACAAGTCCACATGCAACCTTGGACTGTACCAATAGCCGCGCTTGAGTGCTTCGTCGGCCACGTGAATTCTGTTGCCATCATACACGCTGACAACTCCGCCCACAGGCATCACAAAAACTGGACCTGCAAAGCCGCGCTCGCGATATGTTGCCACGGCACGATCCAATTCTTCAAAATCTTCCAGGCGTTCCACTACAAATTTCAAGTAGGTGACTCCGTGTAATTCATATTCCCACACGACATCGGGCTTGATAGCACTGTCCCATGTTTCACCTGACACACTCAACTTGGGGCTAACACTAAAAGTGATTTCACCAAACCAGTCGTCCAAGTAGTTGGCAAATTCCCGGTGTAGTTCTTGAGTGCCATTGGTTTCAAATGTGATGTGTCTAAGTCCACGCTCGTGCAAGATGTCTAACAGCTCGGGATAGATTCGTTGCCAGCCCAACAGTGGTTCGCCGCCAGTGATCACAAGATGAACGGGATTTCCGTTCTTGAACTGCATCCACTGATTGTTGGGCAACAAACTGTGAATACGATCTGCCAATTCTGCAGCAGTGTATGTTGGACTTAGATGTTTAAAAGCCGGGTGCCATGACGCATAACTGTCGCAACCAGTGTCCACTAGTGGTAATTCTTCAAACGTTTTGTAAAGATGCACTGACTTGGCAATTTCATCTGGCTCAGTAGTTTTCTCTCCAGGCTTACAACCAAATCCGGCACACTGAAAGTTGCAACCAAACATGCGTAAGAAAATACTGGGCACGCCTACATAGCGACCTTCGCCTTGTGCTGAATAAAATATTTCACTGACTTTGAAATCCATACTTGTTCCTATAATCTTGTAACTGTACTTAGACCGCTTTGAGTCATTGTCAAATTCTTTGCCTCATTAGCAATTTTAACACGAAGTTTGCAATTTGTCATCCAACCTGGCAATACTGCATCCAAATACTGTAAATGTTCCAGCGGTGTTGGATGCGGATCTCCTTGATTGCGCCAACCTTGTGCAAATACCGTGCTTCTAAAACTGGGTAGCATGATGTCTAAAGCATCTCGATAAACATTCAAGACATCTTGATCTGGTGTCTCTGTGTCATCAAATTGATGTACATTGCCAAGATCACACACGCTTAAAAACCGCCAAGTTGCACCAGTTTGTTCTAGCACTGTTTTGGCGGCTTGAATCATGGCCAAGTCTCTTATGAGCGAACCACGTTCGGTCACAGCCGCCCGCACATAGTCCTTGTTGTATATGGGACAGGATGTGATATTGCCCAAAGTCTGCCAACGATCGGTGTAGCGATCCTCACGCATGACATTGGTCCAACATACCAACACAGTATCTGACTCGCCCAAACTATGACGTTGGTTGGCTTCAATCAGGCTGTTAAAGATAAAGTGATTGCCAGCACCACTTTGAGCCCAATTTTGGTAATGTGCAAATTGTGTGCCCAAAAGGTCAGCCCAAGTGGGCCAACGATAATTTGTAAAACTACATCCAAAAGTAAAAAGTCTTGAGCCTTTTACCTCCACCACTCCTCCCAGGGAAACACAATCCACACATCCTTGTCTGCTTTGTTTATGGCCACAGCTGAATATGTGACATCCAGTTTGCTCTTGCTTGACTCATTGTCATACAAGCATGCCACACGCACATTGTTGCCCCAGACTTCTTTCCAACGTTTGTCTTTGGGGAAACAACCGCTTTGCCAATCTTCTTTGATCCAGTTTAGTGTGGCGCCCGAATCGTTGATGTCATCTACAATCAAGATATTTTTACGTCCGTCTCCGCTGGCTTGCGGATCAAACTCTCTGTGACCATAGGCATCTTCAGCCATCCATAAGTTGCTTTCTTGTTCAGCGCCATCTCGCAAGCTGACCTTGAGTGTTTCCATTCTGCAACCCAAGTACTGACTGATCAAGTTGGCCGGCACTAGACCGCCACGTGTTATACCAACCACATAGTCAGGCTGCCACTGGTCCCGGTGCAATTGTCTTAGAAGCTCTTGCACTTGCTTCTCCACGTCTTGCCACGTCAATGTTATTCGTTGTGTTGCCATGTGTTTCTACCGTTGCCTTTCCAAAATTTCTACGCCGTGCAAAATAAAACATTTCTAAAAAAGTAGGAAAACTCATGTTTTTGTCTTCGGGAAAATCTAGATTATACACTGTAGGCGATTCTTCCAAAGGCTGACCAAAAGTCAAGTAATCCCAGATATTGTAATCCAATTCCAAGGATTGTGGATATTGATCAATGTCTGGATATGCAATAAAATACTTGCGCTGAAACTTCATGACACTGTCCAACAGTTCCTTGGGCAAGTTATATTGTAACATAAATCTGTATAAAAGGTCAAACACCTGATCGTATCTTGATTCTTCGTGCAGTTTTAATATGGTTCGGTGCATGAGGTTCCAACCATAAATTTCAATGCCCCCAATGTCAGGATGGTCAATTTTGTCACTGCTCATCCAGTTTTGATTGTATTGTCTAGTATCCAGCATTTCTTTATGGAACCAGGAATCCTGCTGTATGAATTCAAATAAATCTTCATAGAATTGTGAGTAGTCAATATCCAGATATTGATAAACAAATCTGCTCAACAAAGTGCTCAGCCCATTGATATGAAAAGTGTTTATGAACCAAGAATACACTTGAGCATCCAGCATGGATTCATGTGGCATGTCCTTGGTGCCAGTGATGATTTCGATGCTTTCAATAATTTGTTCGTTTTTGTATGATCCACTGAAGTAGTCAGTGACTCTGTTGCCAGTAATCTTAAAAAGTTTTCTTTGCAATAGATTCATTTCGGCATTTTCCAACAGTTGGGCCTGAAACACCGTGAGTCCTGTGTGATTACCCATGCGGAACAATTTCCAAAAATTATCTTTCCAGGTCTGTAAACTTTCACCAGGCAAGCCAAGTATGAGTTCGGTATAGGTGGGAATGTTGCGCTGTTCACACAGTTCAAACACTTCTTCCAACTTGTTCATTTCCATGTTTTTACGACGAATGTTTTCCAGAACATCCACGTCCAAACTCTGTACACTGAGTGTGAGACCCTGATTGAAGCCTGGTGCATTCAGTAGCTTGGTTATGATATCAACCACTTCACGTTTTTGATTCTTGGCCCAGGCCACCGAGAAGGTCTTGGGAAATCCATAGCGTTCTTGTATTTCTATGATTTTATCTGCAATGAGATTGTCTCTGTCGGGGAACATGCCAAAGTTAGCATCGGTGATTGAAATAAAACCCACACGGTGCTGTGCCATCCACTCAAGTTCCTCAAATACTCGATCCAAGCGATAGTGTTTGACCTTGTTGTAGGTCAAGCTGCCCCAGTCACAGAATGTGCAAGCAAATGGACATCCACGATTGGTTTCCAAGGTACCGTTCCACTCCACGTCGGGATTTTCTGCAATGATTTTGTCAAACACTCCGGTAAGATAGGGACTGGGTATGTCTTCAAGATTTTCTATGCGTTTGGCATCGCCTGTATTGATGGGTTCACCGTTGCGATTGATCAAGAGTCCTGGAATATCGTCCCAGCAACGCTTTTCAAAGGCCTGTATTACTCGTTGAAAAGTTATTTCGCCCTCAAAACAAATAATCATGTCCATGTAGGGCTCTTTGCGAAAGATATCAGGATCTGTGATGGCCGGCTCTGGCCCACCAAAAATTATCACACAGTCGGGATTGGCTGCTTTGACTGCACGAGCCACGGTGTAGTTGTACTGGTGATTCCACACATAGGTACTAAAAGCCACCACATCGTTTTGAGCCAAGCGAGCCACCACATCATCTATGGCTTCACGCCGCCAAATCATGTCGGTGCACTCAAAATTTTCTCGAATCCATGGATCAGTGAGGGCATAGCTCCAAATCACTCCTGCGCTATAGGGCAAGTAGTGTGCATTCAGCTCTTTGGGTCCTTGTTGAAAATTGGGTTGTACCCAGGCAATCTTATAGGTCATGCCTTATTTACTTGACTTAATTTTTGTTGTTTTTCAAAGTGAGTGTGTGGATTAGCAAACTGCACCATTTGTTTGTTGACATCGTTTTGTGCAAGTTTTTCCCAGGGATCTTGTTTGTGCAAGAACACATTTTCAAAAAAAGTCATGTCCTGATTTCGCGTATTTTTCAAATAGGTAGCTATTTTGGCAGCATCCCTATGACGCAGTTCGATCATGGGTGCGCTGTGAAAGTCGTCTGGATCACTGGGTTTGCCCTCTAGCATGGCACGACGTTTGAATGTTTCGTCACCGTTGTTGCCGGTCAAATCAAAGCGATCATGTTCAACCCACACCGGTATTCTCTGCCAGATATCCAACAAATAGGCCTGTTGACTCAACCAACCATCCTGCGTGGGGTGCGGGCTGATATACCCCAAGAGATCATACCATTCGCGTGGAACTATGGGGAATATACTGTAGGGATGATCATTGTGAGTGTGGAAAGCCAAGAGCTTGAACTGACCGGTATAGCGAATGATTTCTGTGTCCCAGCCCTGAGTCTGCATGATGGCATCATCATTCCAGATCACAATCCAATCACTGTCGGTCTTGGCTGCTAGTTTGTTGTTGTACACATTGAGTCTAATATAGCCCAAGGGATCAAACAACATGGCGGTGTAAACGGCCTTGACTGAATCAAGATAGGGTTTAATTGTGTCCGTGAAATATTTTTGTCCAATGGCATCATCACGGTCCAAGGCTATCATGATCTGCACACGATTGTAGTCGTCGGCGAGATCTATTAAACTTTGCAGACTGCGCATCAAGGCATCAGTTCGACCACGTGTGGGTAACAATATGGAAAGAGCATATTTGTGATTCATTGACTATCCTTCGTATATGGCACTGTTACCGGCATGCTCAAATACTTCTGCTGAACGTAATTTAACGCCTGATCCTACTGGATAGCGAGCCTTGTGTATGTTGCCGTTGGGGCAATGATAGTTGTTGCCTGTTTTAAAAATATGCAGTATGGTGGCCATTTCCTTATAGGCAAGTTCAGCAAACTTTTCGCAACCCACACCTTCCACGATCCTTAAATCACACACACCGCCTTGATCTTGCAATCCCAACTGGGCCATTTGTTTAAACATACCTTTGTGAGGATCATCATGTGCTACCACGAGAGTATGATCAAACATGTATTCGCTCCACTCTTTAAAGGCCTTGAGTCCACCAAAGTCCATGACCCAGTTGCGGTCATCCAGGGTTTCGCTTTCAAATACGAGTTTGATACCAATTGAGTATCCGTGTAGTAATGAGCAGTGACTATGTGTGCTACGCCATTGACGGAAGCAACAACTCAATCCGCGATCGTTGCCATATGTTTTTGTTGAAACGTATTTGGCTTTGGTCGTGCTTTCATTGAGCTGTCTTGTTGTTTCTTTTCCAATCTGTTCTTCTGTGTAATGAATCATGCTGGTTCTCCTATGTTAATTTTAGCATAGGCTTGCAGAATTTGTAAAGCGGGATGAATGCCGGAAGACCGCTAAGATTATTATTTAACTCGATAATTGCCACGCTCGGGAATAACATGGCGAACACCACCACGTGGATCTTCCATGTCACCTTTTCTGCGAGGAATGAGATGCACGTGCGGATACATAACTGTTTGCCCGGCAGCCTCTCCCCAGTTGATACCAATATTGAAACCATTCCACTCGCCAGAGTTGACTTGTGCCTGGCCCCATTTTAGTGCGTCAGCAAAACAATCTTCAATCACACCGTTGGCTGTGTACTTGGGCACAAACAACAAATGGCCTTCAGTAACTGGGTAACGATCACGATATACCACGACGTGGAAATCTTCACGTACTACATCATTCCAAGGTGCTATACCTAATCGTTGTGCTTCCTCAAGATCCATGTTTATTTTGTTTTTTTTGTTACTACTTCAAGATCTAATCCCACAGCCAAGAGCCAGGAATTAATGCGTTCGGCCACAACATCTTCGTGTATGGGATTATCCCACTGCATGTCTATGCGCACAGCAAGATCACCGGTTTCGACATGCAGATTTTGATATTGCAAATAGTAACTGACCTTGTTGCTCATCTTGGTGCAAACTCCTGTTGCAGTTTGATATTGTCCATGAACTCTTTTTTAACACTTGAATCTGTGCTGAACACACCTCGTAACACTGTGGTTTGTGTCAGACTTGAGTGTGCCATGATACCACGATTTTCGCAACAACCGTGAGTGGCCTGGATATACACACCTACGTTGACACTGTCTGTGGCTTTCATGATTTCTCGTGCGATGTCATTACATAGTTCTTCCTGAAGTGTACCACGACGAGCACACCATTGAGCAATACGAGTATACTTAGAAAGACCA